TTATATAACTGGCTGGATGCCGCAGAACCAATTTGGATATAATCTCCAGCGGCCAGATATGACGATTGTGATGCCGTGCAGCCGTCAATTAACAGCGTTGACCCCGTTTGGCTCGCTCCCTTGACAACTGGAGTGCCGCCGCCGTTGCCGATGGGTGACGTTGCAAGCGGATCGCCCAGCAAGAACGTCCCTGATCGGCCCCGCAAGCTCAACAACCAACCAACCCACGCTTCAGCATTTGTCCGTTGCATGGCAGGTAGCGTGATCTCCGCCTCCCACCGCTGACCTGGGTGAACGACCACCTGCTGTTTATATGTAAACGGACTCATCGTCATGCCGGTCTGCTGCACGGCCCGGAGATTGATTGAGCGGATGCCGGTGTGTGTTGGGAGCGCGAGGGGATATGTGATCGCCATTATTATGCAAACGCGGCACCAAAGCCGCCTCCTCTCTTCTTAGCGTCAAGGACAGCCGCCTTGGCCTGTGCTGCAATCTGCGGTGCGAGGCTCATCACCTCGGCCCTAACGGTCTGCTGGACCCCGGTGGAAAGGTTTATGGTTTGGTTTACAACGACGCCACCACCTGCGACTGACCCCATAGTCTCACCACGATTGAGGACACGCTCGCCAGTCCTCGCCATGATTAGCCGCTCATCAGATCGTGGCCCGATTGGCCCAGAGTCCCTGCCGACTACGCCGCCGGTGTGGAATGTCTGAAGTCCCCCTGCCCCAATCGGACCTGCTTGTGGGACAGGCGAAAAGCCGCCACCACCAAACAGCCCACCAACCGCACCGAACAACTTGTCAAAGCTAAACCCGCCTGACTTTGTGGTTCCCATCTGAGACGCTATGTCAATGACCTTGCGTAGAACTTGAGTCAAGGCATCGCGCCAAGTGTTTGTGCCACTAATCAAACCAGCTATAGCATCTGAAGCTGTCCTAAATCCGTCGCCAATGAGTTGATTTATTCTCTTCTGTGCTTTCTCTCGCTCCGCATTGATCTTTTTGAGCGCAGCATCAGTGGCCCTTTCTCTTTCCGCCTGTAGCCTTTGCTCTTCTGTCTTGGCTTTAAGTTTTCTAACCTCTTCAGCGCGAGCTTCTAACTGAGCGTGAATTGCATCAAGTTCTTCTAGGGTAAGGCTCTTCCCCTTCTCTTTAAGCGCATCGGTTACTGCAAGGAAATCAACCTGCGCTTTGATCGCCTCTTCTGATTGCCCAAACAACTGATTCTGTAGCCTAAGAGCTTCTGTCTGTTTATTTATTGATGCCAAGGAAGCAGAATAAGCCTCTTCTATAGACTTAATTTTTGCTAGTTCAGCCTCTTGTTCGCGCCTTATGGCATCGTTCTTTGCTTGGTCAATACGTGCTTGTATAGCTGCCGCTGCCTGTTTAGCTTTATTCAAAGCTATAGCCGCGCTAACCTCATCTTGGTCGAGCTTTAACGCCTGACGCGCTCGCTCAAGTTCTTTTTTCTGCTCTTCTCTCTTGAGATTCAGGGCGTCTTGAAGGTCTTTGCGGGTTTTTATTAAAGCCAGAATTACATCAAGCTCTTCAAGAGTAAGGTTTTTGCCCCTGTCTTTAAGATCATTAGTTATTCTGAGGAAATCAATCTGTGCTTTGATAGCTTCATTTGACTGCCCAAACATTTCATTCTGGATTCTGAGCGCCTCTGTTTGCCTTTTTATTGGTGCCAGAGAGGCAGAATAAGCTCGTTCTGTAGCCTTAATTGCTCTCAGTTCAGCATCAAATATGGCCTGACGCTTTGCAGCCTCTCTGGCTCTAGCAAGAATAACCGCTTGAGCTGCTTGAACCTCCGCCCGCGCTAACGCCACCGCTTGACGCGCTCTTTCGTCGCCCTCTTTCTTCCTGGCCTTAGCCGCCGCAGTCGCAGCTTTAACTTCTTGTTTAGCCAAGTCGTTTATTTGATTAGCAAGCTCTGAAACAGACTTTTGTGCGTCTTTCCCTGCTGCCTGTTGCAAAGTGCTGCCAAATTCAAGAGCGTTCTTAGCTAGTTCTGTAATTCTTTTAGATGTCTCATCCGTTATCAAACCCAGGCCAACAAGCGTCTTTCTGGCTTCGTTGATTGAGGCCGCAGCTTCTTTCGCGCCCTCCATAGTTATGTCTTTTGACTTTAAGGAACTTATTGCTTTTTGATATTTAGTTAGGGCCAACGCAGCCTTGGTTGATTGATCCTCCGAAAGATTTAGCTGCTTGCTGAGATTTTTCCTAATTTCTGTTGCGGCCTTTTTGCCTTGTTCGCTAAGTTGTTCAAAATTAGGACCAAAAGCATTCAAGAGACCTTTTATTGACTCTGAACTATCCTCAAAAGAATCTGCAACGACCTTGGCTTGAGCGGCAAATTTCTCAAACTCTCGCGTCCTGCTAAGTTCTCTGATGTCGTCTAATAAGACCCTGACTGACCCCCCTATATCACCAAACTTTTTTTCAGCAGCGGTCAAACTTGATGCAACGCTGGTATCATATGTTGACCCCAGAGAGCCTATGGCTTGATTAAGTTCCTCGACAGCCCCCTTCGTCTTTTTAGCCTCGCCCCTTAGACCGAGAAAGACTGTTGTCAAAGCAGAGCCAACCGCGACTACAGCGCCGAGTATCGCGCCTGCTGGGCCAAACACTGCGAGCATCTGTGAGCCTTGCTGACCAAATGCTTGCACTGCGCTTGTGCCGTTTTGCACCTGAACAGCAAAGTCGGCGATCTGATAGCCAGCTTGCTGCATAGCCCCTTTGGCAAACTTATTGGTGGCCACGGCAGTAGAATTGAACTGCTTGCCCATATTTTTCGTAGATGCTTGCGCCCTGACTATGGACTTAGAAAGGTTGCTGGTCGCTTTAGCCGTGTCATTGAGCGCCTTTTTGGCAGGCCCAGCGACGACGTTGATTCCGATGTTAAGATCAGCCATCTTTCTCTACATCTCCATCAACGATGCTGAAGTATTCGACCCAATCCTTATACTCTTCATATGGAATATCTCCAATCTCATCCATCGTTTTGCCTAGCCGCAGGGCGATGGTCATAAGATTGAATCGGAAAGAGTCGTTCCTTAGTTTTTTTCCGAGTCCTCTGCATCTTCAGACACACTCGTGCCAAAGATCGAGGAGAAAATCCGAGTGATGACCATGGCATCTACATCCATCAGGATGGGCTTTGCCTCAAGCGTAAACGCTCTTTCACCGGATTGCGTCTCAGCCTTGCGAATAATCATTTCGACCATGCCGTCAGTCTCAGTGTCGTTGAAGAAGTTTGGATACTTCCGACGAACCTGCTGAACATCGCGAGCGGAGATGTTGGAAAAGAAGAGGACGCAGGGGGCATTCTCGTCCCCCCACTCAGGGACTTCTACTGAAATCCGTGGCCTCTCTTTGTTTAGCGCCGCAATATGCTTTGCTAAGTCCATGATTACACCGTGGTCTCGCTAAGTACGCCAGTACCCTGTACGGACACAGACATCTCAACCAAGCCATCGAAAGACGCCGTGATGGACTTCTCAGTCACAATAGCGCTGCCGGTGTAGTATGTATCGCCGGACGCATTGCCCTCTGGATAGAGGTTGAGCGTGATGGTGGAACCGATATCCAGATCGCCTTGACCAGTGTCGGTCTCGTCCCAGAACACATCCAGGGAGCCAGTGAAGGTCTTCAGGCTTGCGATGTATGTGCGAGCCGCATCGCCCATGGAAGTGTCTTCCAGGGTCTCGCCAGTCTCACTGATGGTGTAGGAACGGATTTGATTTACTTGATTGGAGCCGCTAAATACGACCCCTTCACTTCCAGCGTGGGTTGCCATTTCGGCCTCCTAGTTATTTAGCGGTTTCAACGTCAGCGACAGATGTATGGTAAAGCACATCATATGTCATGTGTGCAATGCCAACCTGCTGCTCTGCCTCTCCAGAATACTCGATATCTGTCGAGATCAGGAGTGCCTCTTTGGCCAATCCGTTTACAGTGAAGTCAGCAGCTATTGCTTCTTCTACCTGCACCGTGATGGCGTCAATATCATCATCAAGATCGCTTGTGGCCCTCGCGTAAACATCGACGCTAACCGAAAGCCTTCTCTGTAGCGTCTTTGATATACCAATCGTGACAAGGCTTGATGTTTCCGACCCTGCATAAACCGTAAGGGCCGGTAGATTTGATGTCGTCATTGGATAAGTTCTTGAAGTGTAGACGCGCGAAGAAACCAGAGCCACACCAGATATCAGTGTGGATGACATTCTATCTCTGATTTGCTTCCTGACATGCGCCATTATTGTTTTTCCAACTGCACTTCGGTTACGCCAGTCCCGTCTTCAATCCACGCTTGGGCTTTATACTCTACGCCCGCGATGGTCATCACAGAGCCTTCAGAGAGCCAAGACAAATCAGTTGTCCTGCACGTTAGCCTTGGTTGCTCTTGATGAACAACGACATTGCCGCCAGCATCAACGGGGACAGTTGCATTATCAAATATCCCGGTAAATGGACTGCCTGTTGAGCTTGCCCTTACCATTCTGTCTCCAGATTCTGTCAACAAATAATCTCCAGACTCCAGCAATATACCGTCTGAAGCAGGAGAGACCGTTGTCGCGTATTCTTTGGTGTTAAGAATACTGCTTAAATCTGCATCGAAATCTATTGCCATTGGCTAGACCTTTTCTAGCTCAATTTCAGTCATGCCTGTCCCATCGTGTATCCAAGAAACTGCGCGATAGGAAACGCCGTTTATTGTCAGTGCGTCACCTTCAGCAAGGCTTGGGACATCCGCAGTCTTGCAGGTGAGCTTAGGGTCAGCCTGATGAACCTCCACTGATCCACCGGCATCAACCGGAACCGTCTCCTTATCAAATATCGCCAATATCGTTGAGCCATCGTATGTCACTTGAGTTGCAAACTCATCGACATCAAGGATGGTCAGGATATCACTGATCAGCGGCAGGTTCATTGTCGTTTTCCTCTGCCTCTTCTTCTAGCTCCCAAATTTCCTGCACATATCCGCGCCTTATGAGCTTGGTCGCCACAATGTCGTCAACATCAAGGATTGAACCTGGGTAGACCGTTTCGCCACCAATGATGGTCTTCTTAATCGCCTTAATCTTCACGGCGAGGCCTCCCTCTGCGCTTTGGGGCAGGGTTGTCGCTCTTGCCTAGACCAACGCTCCTGTTCGTCTCAGTCGCAGGAGCCTTAACGGCAATCTCTTCGATCCGACCCATGGAGAGCAGAGCGCTCTTCTCATCTACGCCAATGGAATCAACCACATCACCAGCAGATGTCTTCTTGCCGTCAATCACGCAGCTTTTGAGAACGAGGTATGGCAAATCTTATCTCCAGAAACGGGGGAGCAGATTTCTCCACTCCCCCTGGCTGAATTAGCCGTCGTTGTTGAACGCGAACGAAGCGGCGTGGCGAACTGCAACATCTACAGTCTGCAACGCAACAATCCGAACGGTTCCTGTGTTGGAGGCACTGTATGGATCAATAGTGATATCCAGGCCACCATAGAGACCAACTAGGCAATCGGCGAAGTTACCGTAGTACATATCGCCAGCCGTGCATTGATTGGAAACAATCGCGCGACGACCATTGATCGTACCACCTGGCTCAACGACAAACTGCCCGGAACCAGCGTCCTTAGCAGTCGTTTTGAGAGGTCCATACATGGAAGCTGGCAGGATGTATGCGAGGCTGCCGATGTTGGCATTATCCTCTGCAACTGCCGTCTCCATCGCAACAACTTCAGCGAACGTCGGAACAGCGCCCGCGAAATTCGTTGGAGCGTTGATGCCCGTGGTGTTTTTAATACCAGTAGGCTGGCCAGAAGAGCCGGAACCCTGAAGCGCGCCATTATCAATCGCCAGAGCAACGCCTGCCGAAAGATCATTGCGAATAAGGGCTTCGATATCAGGGGATGACTGTTGAATCATCAATCGAGTCACGTCCGTAAATGCCCCAATCACCTTGGGGGACATTGTCGTTTGACCCAGAACTGGTTCTGATTCGGTGGACGCGCCGCCTTCAGTTGCAATCCATGCCGCCGTAGAAGCGGTGTTTTTGCGTGGGATTGCGACATTGCCCTTCAGACCAGCAAGCACCGTAGCGCCAGCAGCCATGACAGAAGAGGCGTTGCGAAGGACATCGATGAAGTCACCACCACGGAAGTCCTGGGCAATCATGCCAGAATCGTCAGAAGTGTTGATGTCACGCTTTGACCACCGGCCAAGAATGTCATCAGGAACCATGATGCCAGAGGCTTCGCGCCCGCTTGCAGCCTGTGCAGCAGCAGAAACCTCGAACTCAAACTCAGCAGCGCGCTGGGCCTGACGGTCAGAGGGGTTTGCCATAGCTCGGATAGCCCGCATCAGCGAGTATTGGCGAACCTCTTTCTTGTCGAGGCCAACCTCAACCGTGTCGAGAGGCATGTTGCCGGGAAGATCGCGGGCAAGCTCGATGCAGAAGTCGGTGAGGGATTTACCCTCGCGAACTGCTTCATCAGCAAGGCCACGTTTATTGTGCTTTTCAGCCAGCCGGTACATTTCGGCTGTATCTTTGGATGCTTGGCGAGCAGCTTCTTCTCGCACGGCATCCATGTTCAGTTCGTCAGACATAACTCTGATCTCCTGTTGCATGGGTTTATCTTCAGTTGTGCTAAGATCGCTTTGCTCGCTTCTGCCTAAACCGACGCTGGTATCAGCAGGAACTCCGACAAAACTCACTTCAAGAGGTGTCCAAGACGTAGCCCGGTAATGACCCTTGCCATCCTTGTCCATTTTGTTGATGCGATATCCGACCGAGATGTTGGTCCTGATACCATCTTCAACGTCATCGAAGATATCTTTCGCCAGCCCATTCTTTCCAAAACGAGCCGTGGCGCGGAGACGCCGCCCCTCTAGCGATACATCTTCAATAACTCCAACGACCTTTGTGTGGTCGTGGTCAATTAGCAACGGCGCGCGGCCTGATGCCATAAACGATAGATCAATACTGTCTTCAGAATGATCCAGAATTTCGGTGCCGAACGAGCGTTCAACAGGTGCCTCTGATGACAGGGCCACTCTGACACGCCGACCATCTACATCGACTGATTCATCATCAAACGACATAGAACGATGAATTACTTCTGACTCATCAAGTCGGAACTCTTCATCGACGGCCTCTTCGATCTCTGATTCTTCGACCGCCTCAACCACTTCTTCAGCGGTTTCTTCGACCTCAGTGTCTTCATGCTCTTCCATGGCTGCCTCGGCTCGCTCAGTTTCACTCAAACCATCATCAGTTTCTTCGTCAAAGTCAATGTCAGCACGACCATCCTCGCGCAAAGCCTTGGCTATCCTAGCCGACCAAGACTGACCCGCATCACCGCCCCATAATAGGTTGGCAATCTTCCCGTTTGACGGATAGCCCTTCTCTCCAGGCCGGAAGCCTTCTGCCTTCTTGTCTACTTCATGCCTGCTGAAGAAGCTGTGCATACGCTTAACCGTATCAGCACTCAGGTTTTTGCCGTTAACGATATCTCTCGCCCTAGCGATCCCAACAGCAGTTCCGCCCCGCCCATGCTCCCGCCGGAAGTCTAGCCCTCTTTGAGCAGCAGTCTTCATGCCCTGTGTGGGTTTATACGACTTCGGCATCATCACCCTCCACTTCGGCTGGGACTGGTTGCTTCTCACCGAACGGTTGATACGCCATGGTCAGACCGTATTGTTCAGCAGCCTGCATGTCTCTCTGAATCGCAGCGAAGGTCTCTTCTGCATCGCGCCCATATTGCGCTGCAACATCGCTATGGCTCAGAATGCCGTTTTGCAGCCCAGCAATCGAAGCGTTCATCTCACGCTGCGGGTCAACCCACTGGAACCCGCGAGGCTTCCATGTGATTGATGATGTGAACTTGGAATACTTGGTTGGCCCATATATCGGAATCAACCGGAAGTCCATGACATGATCCAGCCACATGCGATACGCCGGATCAAGGAAGTGATCGATCAACCAGCGCTGGACGACACGATAATTGTCCCGTTCCTCCAACGCACCCTGCCTGATAGACGAATAGGATGTTCCTTCAAGATTGTTGGCCAGCGATGGGTATGAAACGCCAAGGCCAGACGCCACACCACGCAAGATGGCCTTCTCGAACTCTGCGAATGCAGAAGTCGGGTGATCTGGGGAATATGGCTTGAAATCTATCCCGGCTGGTAGCTGGTGGAAGGTTCCTGGCTCCGCGCTGTAGATTCCCGTCACATCATTTTCATAGTCGTCCGCCGTCATCTCATCGCCTGATGGGCTAATGAAGAAGCCCATCTTTGCTGACGCAGTTCTGGCAGCAATAAGCTCTGCCTCCATGTAACCGGACAACATCTTGAGTGATGGAATCGCAGAAACAGACCAAGGAACCCCTCGCGTTTGACCTGCTCGATCCGGGCGATAGATGTGCATCATCTCAGACGCTGGTATCCTGACACGCTTCTTGCCGGTTGAAAGCGTCGTGTAATCATAGTCGCCTGGGTGGTTGAGCAGAACATGGTACGCAACAGGTCGCCGCGTAACCTTATCAAGCTCGACACCCATGCGGACTTCGTTTTCTCCGCGATAGATTTCATTCATCTGTTCATCGATGACATCAGGCTCAAGCACCTGAAAACCAATGCCATGACGCATGTCTTGCCGCCGGATTATGCGAAGAAACACTTCACCGTCTCTAGCGCAAGAACAAACGATATGAACCAGAAGATCAACCATTGACATTTGACCATCAACAGTCGGCCCACCAAGTCGGCAGAACTCCGACCAAGCGCCTTCGATGATGTTATTGCCGCCAATGTCTAACGATCCGTCATCATTTCTGCATTTCAATTGCAGTCGAATACCACCTTCACCTACGACATTGGTCCTCAACAACTGGAGATACCGTCTCATGTACTCATTGTTGCGCTCAAGGTCTCTTGACCTAGCCCGCATATCAACAAGCGACCATCTAATCTCAGAGTCAGGCGACCTCTGCGAAGCGTTGAAGTCAGCGAATATCCTGCTTTTCGATGCAGCAAGATAACTGCGCTTGGACTTTACCGTCTTATTACGTTTGAAGACATCCATTAAGCCCATGCGTCGAACCTCACTTTTACGGTCGCGCCGGTATCCTTACCTCTACTGGCCCGCTCTTTCTGCAACTGAACCACAAGCTCTCTCTTGTATGTGTCGCGAGCAGAGATCAACTCATCGAACGACATCTTGGTCAGCGACCGGCCAGCAATACTGTACGAAGATACGTCAGAATCAGCCTTGCCCTCCAAGATTGATTCAATCTTGTCAATCATCACTTCAGCATGTGTCCGGGGATCGGTCCCGCTCACATCCAGATCAACAATGGCGGTAAAAGTTCCTCGATCAACGACGACCCTGTTGCTGTCGCTATTTCGGACGATCTCTAACTGCCAATGATAAAAGCCTGCCGTGAACGCCGCAGTGACAGAACTGGCTGCATTGAATAAATAATCAGAGCCGTAGGCTGATCCAACGATAGTTATCTCAGATGAACCAGCCGCCGTGATCCGCGCAACATATGTGGCAGTATAAGCATCATTCGGATAATCTTCAGAGAGATCAGTGCGCCGCCATTGAATAAAGTCACCAACGACAATCTGAAGCGGCTCTGTAGTCGGGCTGGAGGCGGCGTCAAACTGGTTTGCCATCAAAACCTCATCACATAATTGTCTTTGACCCGACGTACTGGACGCCGCTTAGTCTCTTC